GAAAAAGGAACTAGACAATTATTTTATGCAGATAAAAATGAAGCTATTAAAAATTTAGGTGCAGGTGGTTTAAATAAAATTGTATCTTTAGATGATTCTCTTAAAGGAATGTTTAAAGATGGAGTTCTAGTAAATCGTTTAAAAGGATTACACACAACAGAACAAATAGCAAACGCATTTGAAAGCGTAAATAAAATTAGTGATTTTTTTACAGGACCTAAATCAACTAAATTTACACAAAGAGTTTCTGATGCTTATAAATATGTATTTTTATATCCTAAAGCAGGAGCAGAACTTGCAAAAACAGTTTTATCACCAACTACTCATGTTAGAAACTTTTTAAGTTCTACTGCATTTTCATTATCTAATGGAACATTATTTGCAGACCCAAGATTAATTGCAAAAGCAATGAGAGATGCATCTAGAGTTATTCAACTTGGATTACGTTCACCTGAGGGAATGAGAGAATATAGAAAATTAGTAGAAGGAGGTGTTCTTAATACTAATACTAAAATGGGAGATTATTTGAATTTGTTAAAAGATCTTCAAATAAATCCAGAAGGTGGATTTACTACAAGTATATTTAAAAAAATGCTTCAACGTGGGTCTAGATTAACAAAACCTTTTTCTGATTTATATACAGCTGAAGATGATTTTTTTAAAGCTTATAATTATTATATTGAAAAAACAAGGTTAGCTGATGTCTATGCAAAAAATGGAATTAAAAAAACAATGAATGCAATAGAAGACGAAGCTATGGACATTGTAAGAAATACCGTTCCTAACTATCAATATGTTTCTGATATTGTTAAAGGCTTACGAGGTTCTCCTTTTGGAACTTTTGCTTCTTTTCCAACTGCTGTTATGAATAGTGCTGTTGGAATTGGATCAAGAATAATTAAAGAAATGAAACATTCTAATCCTGTTACAGGCTCAAGTATGACACCTATTGTATATGAAGTGGGAAAAGGTTTTGTAAAAAATAATAATCCTCTTTATGAAATTGGTATGAAAAGATTATTAGGATCTGCTGCTGCTTTTGGAACATTAGGAGTTGGAATAGGAGCAGGATTTAAAGCTATATTTGGTACTACTGATGATCAAGAAAGAGCACTAGAAAGATGGGTTGCTCCTTACGAAATTGCAGATAAAAAAGTTATATCTTACGACATAGATAAAAAAACAGGTAAAAAAACTTTTTACTATCAAAACTGGAGTAATAATAATGCGTATGATTATTTAGAATCTCCATTTAGAAATATGTTAAAGTCTGTTCAAGATGGAATAGAAACTGAAGATCAATTAGTTAAAGGTTTTGTACAAGGTATCTCTAATGCTTTTTCAAAATCAATAGAACCTTTTGTTTCAGAATCAATAGCACCAGAAGTTTTATTTGACATATTTACTAGAGGAGGAGTTACAAGAGAGGGTAAAAAATTATATACAGACCAGACTCCAGTCCCAGATAAAGTAAGAATTACATTAGAACATATTTTAGAAACGCAAGTTCCTTTTTCTAAAACTCAATTAGCAAGAATTTACTATGCTGCTCAAGGAATACCTGATCCTCAAGGAAATGTATATGAAATTGAAAAAGAATTACCTGGTTTACTAGGATGGAGATTAATTAAAATTAATCCAGTTAAAGGTCTTGATTTTAAGATTACAGAATATGACAGATCAACAAGAGATAGTGTAAGAGAATTTACAGGTGGTGATACTAGATTATTAACTAGACCAATTACAAAAGAAGAAATTATACAACAATTTTATATTGCTAATAAGGCATTGTTTGATACTCAACAAAAAATGCATTTAGACTTAAAAGCTGCTAATAAATTTGAAGTAGATGATTCAGAACTTGCGCAAGTTTTTGAAAAAAGACAAAGATCTCAAAAAGAATACGGCCCTTTATTTGGAGGTCAATTTAAACCATACATACCTTCTGAATCAATCATGCAAAAATTTAAAGAAAAGGCAATAGAATTTAATCAATATAATCCTAACTACGGAGATCCTTTTCAAGAAGCTCTTCCGGTATTAGGAGAAATGATAAGATCATTTCAAGGAGCAGATTTATCTAAAGGATTTAAATTTAATTTAAAAGATTTTATGGAGGAAGAAAAAATACAACCACCTGCATTTGATCCAACTAGAGGAGAACTACCTCCACAACCAATGCCAAATCCTCAAATAGTTACTCCTCCAATACCTCAAGTTAGTTCTTTAAATCAAGGCTTGACACCAAGTGAGAGTTCTTTATTAAGCAGAGAAGAACAAGGTATTAGATTAAAGCAAAGAGGATTAGCGTAATGGCAAACGGAAAAGAACCAAAGACAACAGGTGAACACATCGTAGCCCTTTATGGTCACATAACTGGCGTAAAAAGAGATTTAAGAGAACTTAGAGATGAGTCTTCTCAAATGCATTCTAAATTTGAAAGTAAATTTGATAAATTGACTTGGTGGATCATCGGAGGACTGGGGTCAACCATAGCACTTCTACTCACACTAGCTTTTAATTTAATTAAATAAACTATTGATTATAGTTTTAAAAAACTATATTAGGCGTTTATGAATAAAGTTTTAGTACACAAACATCTTATCATAAGAGCAGAAGCAAAAAATCCTCCAATGGATGTAGCTGTTCTTCGCAAATGGTTTCAAAAATTTATAAACGAAATTGGAATGAAAGTTATGATGGGTCCTTATATTAAATATTCCAATATGGTTGGTAATCGTGGAATTACCGGAGCTGCAATCATAGAAACATCTCACATTGTAATGCATGTATGGGATGAACCTGACCCCGCCTTGCTGCAGTTTGATGTTTATTCCTGCGGCGAATTTGATCCTGAAACAATATGCAATAAGATAAAGAAAGATTTTAATACAACAAAAATAGAATATAAATTTTTAGATAGAGAACATGAATTACAAGAAATACATACTTTAACATATACAGATCCAATTGTTAAAAATTATGAAAATAAAGAAATAGAAAAGAAAAATAATATATTAATGAAAAGCCGTAAAGAAGTTGAAATTAATGGTAATGGAACTTCTGGTTATGTTATTAAAGAAGGCATTCATAAAGGAACAGTTCTTGGTCATATTAAAAGAGAAAAATCAAATATAGATAATAACAATAACATTAAAAATTCATCAAATAAAAATGAAAATTATGATGAATTAGGTTATTGAAATTTTAAAATAAATCATTATATATCTCCTAGGTTGCATCATGTGGATGGACCAATTAACTTGCTTTAAAAGGAGATAATTATGACAAACCTAGAAGTTTTCAATAATTTAAGCAAACAATTATTCAATGGATCAACAAAGTTTTTTGATGAATCTTTTGAAAATATTTTTGACACATGGTCAAAAGTACAATCATTCCCTTTCTATAACGTAGTAAAATACTCAAAAGGTAAATACGGATTGGAAATCGGTTTAGCTGGCTACAATAAAGAAAACGTACTTGTAGAAGTTAAAGATGGTATCTTAACAGTAGAAGGAAAAGTAGATAATAAAAATGTAGACTATGTTAAACAAGGTCTTGCATTTAGAAAATTTTTCAAACAGTTTGAATTAGCTAAAGATGTAGTAGTTGATGAAGCTGAAATGAAAGATGGTCTACTTAAAATTAAACTTGGTTATAAAGAACCAAAAGAAGTTGAAGGTATCAAAGTAGATATTAAATAATGTTCCCTTACAACGAGGAGGAGTGGAAATTTATATCCACTCCTTCAACTCTTCTCCCATAACTTGAGTTGCAATATCAACTTTAGTTCGTAAAGCTTTTACAATCTTTTCATCTACAGTTCCTTCTGCAATGATATCAATGTAAGTCATTGGTTTCTCTTGTCCTATACGATCAATACGTGCTTCTGATTGTTGTCTCTTTTCTAAATCATATCCATTAGAATAATAAATCATAGTAGATGCACCTGTTAATGTAATTCCATATCCACCTGTTTGGGGTGTTCCAACAATAAATCTTACAGGACTATTTGGATCTTGAATTAATTTAATTGCTTTTTGTCTGTCATCTGTGGTTGTATCACCATAATAAGTTACAACAGAATTATCTCCATATTCTTTTTTAATAGCTTCAACGATAACTTCTATATCATATCTATAGTGGGCCCAGATAACTGCTTTACCTTCCATTTCAGATAAAACATCCATTAATTCATCTAATCTATTACTTGCAATTTTTTGTGTTTGTCCATCATCAGATTTAAAATGACCGCAAGTTATTTGATGTAATCTCATTAATTGAGTTATAACATTATGTGTTGTGGTTAATTTTCCATTTAATGTTGCAAGTGCAATTTCTTTCATCTGTTTGTAAACTTTACTTTGTTCTTCGGTTAATTGAATAGTTCTTTTCATATAAGTTTTAGGTGGTAAATCCAAACAATCATCTTTTAAAACTCTATGTGAAAATGGTTTTACTTTTTCTGAAAGTTCTGCAAGATTTCTATAACCAACTACAATTTCTATTTGTCTTCCACTTACCATTATTTTTTTCATTAACGCATATCTATTTCTAAAACTATAATAAGATTGTTGATCTAACAACCAGGGGTCAAGAAACCAACATTGTGTAAATAAATCTAATGGAGATTTAGTTACAGGTGATCCCGTTAATATTCTTTTATATAAAACATGTTTACCCAAAGTTATTATATTTTTTGTTCTTGCGGCACCTGGGTTTTTAATAGTAGTTGATTCATCTATTGCCATTAAAGTTTTATGACAACTTAAAAACTTTTCTGCAAATTGTTTTCCTTTTTTAGTAGATAATGCTTCAACATTCATAATTAAAATATGAAGATCATAACTAGATTTAAATAATGTATTTAATTCTTTTTCTTTTGTTTTACTTGTTGTTGATTCCCATAACACCATGGTTTTTTCTATATGATCTGCCATGTGAGTAGGTATTTCAGAGTCAAACCAGTTCTTATAAACACCTTTAGGAGCTATAATTAAGGCGCCATTTATAAGGCCTTTATCATAAAGCATTGACATATTATCTATTAATACTTTAGACTTACCGGTCCCCATTTCCATAAAATAAGCAAATACTTTCTTATCCCAAGACATTTCTAATGCCTTTAATTGATGTGCAAATGGCTTTGTCTTAAACTTATAATGCATATATAATATTTAGTTCTTTCTATTGATTAGTATAACACATTAATATACAACAAGTCAAGAATGGAAAAAAATAAAGTTTACGTAATACAAGATGTACCGGGCACAAGAGAAGGAAGACCAAAAATAAATATTATTGGTGCTTCTCAATATGGTTCACTAAAAGTTCTGCTTCCAGAAAATGCACAAATTATATTAAGTGCAGGACCTGTTGTATTTAAGTTACGACAGTTGCTAAAAGATTACACTTCAGAAGATTATTTACTACTTACAGGTGATCCTGCAATAATTGGTGTTGCATGTTCAGTTGTATCTGATATTACTAACGGCAAGTATAAATTATTAAAATGGGATAAACAAGAAAGGAGATATTATCCAATTGAAATTGACTTGTATCAAAAATCTGAAACAAGCACTTGACAAACGTAATTTAAGGGATTATAATATACAGAATAGAAAGGTAATAATATGACAATAAATTTTGAACAAGACAGAGTAGAATCAGTTACACAAATTGATGCTGCAAAAACTTTATCAGATAAAGTTTTAAAATTAAAAGATTTAGAAGACGAGATTGCTAACGCAGAAGAAAGTATAAAAAGATTAAAAGAACAAGCTCAAATACTTTCTCAAGTAGAAATTCCTAGCATGATGCAGGAAATGCACATTACAAAATTAAAGCTGAAAGATGGTGAATCAGTTGAAATAAAACCTTATTATTCCGCTTCACTAGCACAAGGAATGAATGAGACTGATTCAGATTATGTTCTAAGAAAAGAACAAGCTTTTACATGGCTTCGTAATAACGGCTTAGGTGACATCATTAAAAATGACATCACCGTTACCTTTGGTCGAGGCGAAGATAACAAGGCGGCACAATATGCTGTCCTTGCACGAGGTCAGGGTTTTGAACCAGTCCAGAAGGAAAATGTTCATTCCCAGACACTCAAGGCAGTGGTCAGAGAGCGTATCGAATCTGGACAGGATATGCCCTCTGATCTATTTAAAACTTACGCAGGTAACAGTACAAAAATAACAAGGAGATAAAAAATGGAAACAGGAAAACAAGTAGCACCAAAAAAAGCTGCGCCATTACCTTCCTCAATATTGTTTGAGAATGATGCGCATCAAGGTTTTGAAAATGTAAAGCAAGAAAGTATGGCTTTACCTATTTTAAAACTATTACAAAACGGTTCAGGAGAAGCACAAAAACGTAATCAAAATTATGTTGAAGGTGCTGAACCTGGAATGCTTTTCAATACAGTTACAAAAAAATTGTATGATGGAGCAAATGGAATAACAGTTATTCCATGTCATTATAAGTTAGAGTATCAAGAATGGTCAGATTTTGGAACAGGTTCAGGAAGACCTGAAAAAATCTATCCAGATACTTCTGATATAAAATCAAAAACAACAGAAGATCCTTCAGGTAAAGATAGATTGCCAAATGGTAATTATATTCTTACAGTTGGAAATCATTTTGTTTTGATTGTAGACGGAGATAACACTGAAACTTCTTTAATTTGCATGAGTTCATCTCAAGGCAAAATAAGTAAGAAGTGGAATTCCATGATGATGTCAATCGTTTTGGAGGGTCAAAAAGGATCTTATACTCCACCTTCATTTAGTCACATGTACAAATTAAGTACAGTTTTGAATTCTGGGAAAGGAAACCAATGGTATGGATATAATATATCTAAAATTGGCCCTGTAGCAGATGAAAAAATATATAAAAGAGCTAAATCGTTTTACGAAAGTTTAGCAACTAAATAAATAAATAATGGGTGGTGGCAACACCACCCACAACAACATGGGTGGAAAATGTTAGAAAGATTTAAGAATATATTTGCTGGTCTTGAAACTGCTTACGGTCAAACAATAATGACTGGAGAGATCAGGGATGATGGAAAGAATGAAGCAGAATGCACAGTTGTACATAAACCTGTAACTGATGAATTATGGCAAAAACATTTAAGAGGTGAATTTCCTGCACTTGGAATTGTACCAATCAAACAAGATAGTAAGTCTAAATGGGGTTGTTTAGATATTGATGTTTATGATTTAGACCATAAAGAATTAGTAACTAAAATAAAAAATAAAAATTTACCCTTAATAGTTTTTAAATCAAAATCAGGCGGAGCGCATGTATTTATATTTGTAAAAGAATTTGTACCTGCATCTTTAATTAGAGAAAAATTAAAAGTAATGGCAGCAATGCTAGGACATGCCGGTAAAGAATTATATCCAAAACAAGATTATATAAAAGCAGATAAGAATCAAATTGGTAGTTGGTTAAATGTTCCATACCATGGTGGCGATAAATCCGTAAGATCTGCACTAGATGATAATGCAAATACATTAACTGTAGAACAATTTTTTAATTTGTATAATCAAAAGGTTTTATCAGAAAAAGATTTAATACAATGGAAAGAATCAATAACAACTAATGATGAAGATTTATTTGAAGCTCCCCCATGTTTAGTTACATTATTATCTGACAAAGTTCCAAAGGGTAAAAGAAATGACACTATGTTTAATGTTGGTGTGTATTTAAGAAAAAGATTTCCAGATGCATGGAAAACAAAACTAACTACTTACAATGGTAAGTATATGGCCGAACCTTTGAATGATAGTGAAATAGAGGGAGTTATTAAATCATTATTAAATAAGGAGTATCGTTATAAATGTAAACAAGAACCTATTAGAAGTTTTTGTGAATCAAAGATTTGTGTAAAAAGAAAATTTGGTGTTGGAGAAAATATTCCGGGACCTGAAATAGAAAGGATAGAAAAATATCCATCTCATCCACCTATATATATTGTGCACATTGATGGTAAACAAGTTGAAGTAGATAAACTAACTCTCCATGAATTTGAGAAATTTTCAGTAGAAGTTATGGATCAATTGGGCCAAGTATTACTTCCAATGGGTAAAATTATTTGGAGAAAGATATTAAATAAAATTATGTCTAATAAAGAAACGTATACAACATTAGAAGTTCCACAGGCAGCAAGACTTGATTATCAATTAAAAGAATTACTTGGAGACTTTTTAAATAGAGCAACAGGTAAAGTTATGGATGATGTTAAAAGGGGAATTCCATTTACAGAAAATGGTCATAGTTATTTTAAATATCAAAGTTTTAATAATTTTTTAAAAAGAAGTAAATCTTGGGAAATACCAAAAGCAAAAACACAAAGAATGTTAACAGAGATTTTTAAAGCAAAAGAAGAAGTTTTAAAATTAGATAAGAAATCAATGAGAATATGGAAAATTGAAACAGTAAATGTTGATAAACCAATTATTACAGAAAATACAATGAAGGAGCCTGCATTTAAATGAAAAGAATAATAGTGCCAGGACCTCCCGGAACAGGAAAGACATATCATTTAATTAATAACTATTTAAAGAAAGAGATTGAAGAATATAAAACATCTCCTGATAAAATTGCTTATTTAACATTTAGTAATGCTGCAACCAATGAAGCAAAGAAAAGAATACTATCTGCATTTCCGCAAGTAAAAGATTTTCCATACATATGCACTATGCATAAACTAGGAACAAAACAATTAAATATAGATACTAATGTACAATTACTTCAAGGTGATAAGTGGAATGCATTTAAAAACTTTTCACAAATATGTAAAGATTTGTCTTTTAGTTCAGAGTTTGATCCTTACACAGAAACTACAACATATAAAAATGAGCATATGAAAATTATTGAATATGCTAGATGTAAAAAATTATCTATCATGGATTCTGCAATAGAATTAGATAAACATTATAGTGTAGACACATGGTTAACAGAACAGATTGATGCCGATTTAAAATCATATAAAAAACAAACAGGAATGATTGAGTATTCCGATATGATTAAACAGTTCATTGAGAAAGACAAATGTCCTCCACTCAACGTTGTCTTTTTGGATGAAGCGCAGGATCTGAATCCTCTGCAATGGGACATGTTCAATTACATTGAATCTCGATGTGAGCGATCATACGTTGCAGGGGATGACGATCAAACAATCTATACATTTCAAGGCGCTGATCCAAATATATTTATAAATTTAAAAGGAGAAGTAGATCCAAGAATAGAATCAAGAAGATGTCCAAGAGTTATACATAGAAAAGCATTAGACATATTACAACATGTAGACAATAGAATGATTAAGAGTTGGCTACCTAGAGATGCGGAAGGAAAAATATTTGAAGATCAGAGAATAGAAGATTTAGATTTTAGTAAGGGAGAATGGATGATTATTGCAAGAACAAATCAAATGTTAAATCCAATCAAAGCACATTTAACTTCACTAAATTTAAGATTTGATAGTAGATCAAATACAATTTTATCTGATGAATTATTAGAGGCCTATCAAGTATGGGTTAGATTAAATCAGGGAGCAACTGTTGGAGCCGAAGAAGCAAAGTCAGTATATAAAGTTTTAAATTGGAATATGCAGCATGTTGAATATGGATTTGCTAGTGGCAAGTCATTAGATACCGCAGATTTTGTTGATTTAGATGACTTGATGCTAAATCATGGACTCAAAGTGACAGGCAGCTGGGAGCAATTAAATTTTAAGGAAGATACAAAATTATATATCAAATCATTATTAGCAAGTGGTGATGATTTATTTAAACCTGCAAAAATTAAAGTATCCACAATACATGGTGTAAAGGGTGAAGAATGCGAAAATGTAGTCTTATATACAGGAATGGAAAAGATTATACATGACGCAGCATTAAGAAATCCTGATCCCGAACACAGATTGTTTTTTGTGGGTGTAACAAGAACAAAAGAGAATCTCTATATCATGCAACCAGATATGGATGATTATTATAACTACATACTAGGAGATCCAATACTATGAGCAACAATACTTTTTTTAAACAGGTAGGTGGTAAGCATTATAAAAAAATGGTAATTCAACCTTCAGTGTTTATAAACAAAAACAAATTACTTTTTGCAGAAGGTAATGCAATTAAATATATTTGCAGACATAATTTAAAAGGTAAGAAAGAAGATATACTAAAAGCAATACATTATTTAGAAATGATAATAGATAGAGACTACAACGATGTTTAGAGGAAGAAAAAAAATGGTATTTCACATGGGGTTATTAACCTGCATGTGTGTACTTTGTTATTTAATTATGATACTATAAATGATGTTCGAAGCTCAGAAAGAATGGATTTGTCCAGAAAATTATCCTGATTTAAAAGGATATAAATATGTTGCAATAGATTTGGAAACTAAAGATCCTGATCTTAAAGTAAGAGGATCTGGCGCAATT